AGGCTCTGTCTGCGGCAGAGTATGCGGCAACAACAAGGGCAAAGCGTGAAGCTACAAGGGCAGGAAAGCAGTTTGCCAAGCAACCCAAAAAGATTGCCGAAAAGATCAGGGGGTTTCGATGAAAACTCCAGCATGGCAGCGCAAGGAAGGCCAGAATCCAAAAGGTGGTCTTAACGCTGCTGGACGGGCAAGCCTGAAGGCTGCTGGTCAAGATATCAAAGCCCCCGTCAAGTCTGGTGACAATCCGCGCAGGGCATCGTTCTTAGCCCGTATGGGTGGCAACGCTGGCCCTGAATACAAAGATGGTGAACCCACCCGGCTCCTGTTGAGTTTGAGGGCATGGGGCGCATCATCCAAAGCAGACGCACAAGCCAAAGCAAAGCGAATCTCTGAACGCAACAAGGCCCGGTGATGCAGATACCTATTCTGAACGGTATTTACACCGACAACACGCCAGAGTTGCGGACATCGTATCCGGTGAATCTTGTGCCTGTGCCCAAGGTATCGGGCATCAGCAATGGGTTTCTGCGTCCAGGCGATGGCATTGTCGCAAATGGAGCAGGCCCAGGCATAGACCGTGGCGGCATCAACTGGCAGGGCGGTTTATATCGCGTGATGGGTACACAGCTAGTAGAGATCGACAGCGCAGGCACTGTGACCATTCTGGGCGATGTGGGAGGCCCAATAACGCAACTAGTGACCTTTGATTACAGCTTTGACCTGCTGGCGATTGCATCAGGTGGTCGGCTTTACTACTGGAGTGGCACAACGCTGACGCAAGTGACCGACCCCGACCTTGGCGTGGTGCTGGATTTCGTTTGGGTCGATGGTTACTTTATGACCACTGACGGCGAGTTCTTGATCGTCACAGAGTTGACCGATCCGCTGATCGTCAACCCGTTGAAATACGGCAGTTCAGAGGTTGACCCCGACCCTGTGGTTGCTTTGCTTAAGCTGCGAAACGAAGTCTATGCTTTGAACAGAAACACCATCGAGGTGTTCGACAACGTGGGCGGCGAGTTGTTCCCATTCGCAAGGATTGATGGCGCACAGCTACAAAAGGGCGTGATCGGAACGCAGGCTTGTTGTGTCTTTATTGAGCGGATAGCATTTTTGGGAAGTGGGAGAAATGAAGCTCCATCCATTTACGTGGGTGCAGCCGCAACTACCCAAAAGGTGAGCACTCAAGAAATCGACAACATCCTGCTTCAATACAGCGAAGGGCAACTGTCTTTAGTCAAGCTGGAGGCGAGAAACGACAAGAACCACCAGCACCTCTATGTTCATTTGCCAGACCAGACGCTAGTTTATGACGCAGCCGCATCAGAGGCTTTGCAGACGCCGGTCTGGTTTGTCTTAGTCAGCACCCTGAATGGTCTTGCTCAATACCTTGCAAGAAACTTGGTGTGGGTCTACGACAAATGGACCGTGGGTGATCCGCAATCGAGCAACATCGGGTATCTGGTGCAGGATACAGGCCACCACTGGGGCCAGCAAGTCCGGTGGGAGTTCGGAACGTTGATTGTGTACAACGAGAGCAACGGGGCGATATTTAACGAACTTGAGCTTGTCAGCCTGACGGGTAGCATTGCGCTCGGCAAGAACCCGCAAATCAGCACCAGCTATAGCGTTGACGGCAAAGCATACAGCCAAGAAAAGTTTATCTCTGTTGGCACAATTGGCAACACCAAGAAGCGTCTTACATGGTTCCAGCAAGGACATATGAGGAACTGGCGCATTCAGCGTTTCCGGGGCGACAGTGATGCTCACGTGTCCTATGTGCGCTTAGAGGCGCAGATTGAAGCATTGGCGTACTGATGGCTACCGCACCCATCTCCCGCAGGCTAAACCTGACCCGTGACCAGCTTGCGGAGTTCTTGACTGACCAACAGCAAATCAGACAGTTCGAGCTTCTGTTTTCGACTGTTGACACGTTGCAGGTAATTGTCGGGACTGATTTCGAGTTTCAGGCAGACACCGCTGCGGCGACTGCAAATGAAGCGTTATCGCAAATCAGTGTGCTGGCACAATCACTGGACTTGCTTGCGCTTGCTCCTGTGCGTAACAATATTGAGTTGGCGCATGATGTGGTTGGCATCTTGCCGTATGCAAACCAAACCGCAAGGGTGCGATCTAATCAGGTGCTGACATGGCTTTCGATGTAATCACCCCAGTTAAATTCGGACAAGCCGCTATCACAACTGGCGTGACTACCCTGTACACAGTACCGGCCAGCACCCGCGCTTTGGTCAAAGAATTCAGCATCGCCAATACCACGGCAGCAGCCATAAACGTTCGTGTGTTTTTTGTGCCATCAGCAGGATCGGCAGGAACCGGGAATGCTTTCCTTTACGATGTTCCTGTACCCGCAAATAACGCTTTGCAATACAATGGAATTGAAGTTCTGAACGCAGGCGACACAATACAGATTCAGGCGGTATCAACAGGCTTGACCATCATCGCTAGCGGCGGCGAAGCCACATAAGGGGTAGATATGACCGTAACAATTAAGGTGCTGATTCCAGCAAAGCAGGCTGAAAACACGCAGACCACGCAGTACACGGCGACCAACTGCAAGACGATCATTGACAAGTTCACTGCCACGAACACCACGGCAGGCAACGTGGCGATTAGCGTCAATCTGGTAACCAGTGGCGGCAGTGCAGGCGTGACCAATTTGATTGTGGATACCCGCAGCCTTGCTCCTGACGAGACCTACACCTTTCCTGAATTGGTTGGCCAGGCGCTAGAGCCGAGTGGATTTATCTCGACCCTCGCTGGTGCTGCGACATCTTTGACCATAAGAGCCAACGGGCGCGAAATTACCTAGGAGCAGAAATGAAAGAATTTATGATGATTCCACGCGGCTTTACTGGCTTGCCAATGGACGAAGAATTCTTGACCAATGCAGAGAATAAGAAAAATTACTCTATTGCGGTCAAAGATTGGAACTATGGCCCTGAAGTGCCGACCAACGAGCCAGGCGCAAACAAAGAGTTTTACGTTGGGCTGGCCGAGGCGATGCAGTGCGACGAGAAAGACGCAAGGCGCAAGCACTGTTCGAACTGCGAGTATTACGACAACAGTTTTATGACCCAAATCAGGATTGAGCGCATCCCGCTTGCTACCTACGACAAGGGCGCAGGGTTCAGGGGTCACTGCAAGAAGCTAAACTTTATCTGTAACGATATGCGGGTTTGTCAGGCGTGGGAAGATCGCGAATACGACATGGATTGACGAAATGATGAAATGTGGGAAAATGATGACGCTGAGTTATGGCATCCAGCAGCCTGCCCTAAACAGGACTTGTGCATGACCGACTGGCTAAAAGAAAATCTTCAAAGGATTCTGCCTGCGCCAGCCGTTGATTGGCTACTCATGCTGTATGGAGCCATCCAAGTCTTTGACGATGTAGCAGATGGTGATTCGGTAGAGCGCGAAGACCTCAATACGGTGATCTGGAATACGCTGGTTGGCATGAACCAGAATTCATTCTGGATAGCCAATTCTTACAATTTAGCGCCAGTTGTTGCCACCATGATTTTGAAATGGCAAGCATCAGATCATGTTGAACGCACTGGAAAAGCAGATGCCAAGTCCTTTGTTTGGCGTGCCGGTTACTACGATGTAGTGCTAATGGCGGTTGCACTTTGTCACGGAACACAAAAAACCACCAAGATAGCGCATGAAATTATGGCGTTGTATGGTGAAAAATTTGAAGATTACATGAAGGAGTTTGATCATGCCTGATCTAACTATGGGCTTAATAGGCTCTTCATTGCTTGGCAGCGTAATATCCTCAGACGCCACAAGCAGCGCAGCCTCAACTCAAGCTGGTGCAGCGCAAGGCGGCATTGACGAACAGCGCAGACAGTTTGAAGCTGTTCAGCAGTTACTTGCACCCTACATTAAAGCAGGCACTGGTGCCATCAATCAATTCCAGCCGTTCCAGGAGGCTGGTCAGCAAGCCTTTCAGCAGCAGCAAGCATTGGCTGGTCTACTTGGCCCAGATGCACAACAGCAAGCCATTGCAGGCATTGAGGGCAGTGCAGGGTTTCAAGCTAACGTTAGGCAAGGTGAAGAAGCATTACTGTCAAGGGCATCAGCTACTGGCGGTCTACGTGGAGGAAACATCCAAGGCGCATTGGCTCAGTTTCGGCCACAATTGCTGCAACAAGAAATTGACAAGCAATACGCCCGTCTTGGAGGCTTTGCTGGAACAGGTCTTGGCGTGTCTGAGGCTTTGTACCGAGGCGGTCAAGCCTCTGCGACTGGTCAAGCGTCACAGGCTGGTGCTGTAGGCGCTAACGTGGCTAACCTGCTTGCTCAACAAGGTGCAGCTCAGGCTGGTGGTGAATTGGCCGGTGCAGCACCATTTGCAAACCTGCTGGGTCTGCCATTGCAAATGGCGGGCATAAACTACGGTCGAACTGGTCAGTTTGGTCTGCCTGGGTTCAAAGGTTTTGGCGGGTTTGACAGTACTTTCAGATCACCGGTCAGTGGAAATGGTGAGTTTAATAACCTTTTCTATGCTTCCAATGACCCTGTTTCAGCAACCGGGCCACAATAATCATGGTT